GATCCTGTATCTCTACAGTTTTTGTTTTGGTTTTTGCCCATGCTGGTAAAACATAATCAGCATGGTAATGTGTTGCCCCATCAGTAATGTCTATAAAGGGTATTTGGTTTTGCAAAATACCTCGCGACATTTTAAGAAAATAATTATACTTCTTTTGGTTAAGGGGTTTATCACTCTTGCCATCACAATACCATGAAAACTGACATCTATTCTTGATAGGATAACGAATCTTAGCGTCTTTCCATGATGCTCGGGTTGGACCCTGTTCCACCACTTCACATATAGTATCAGGGTATCGATTATCATTAACCCTATTGAAAACTACACCAGTGACCGCTAAGGCACCAGCAGTTCCCTGATTCCTTGCCTCATGATACATATTCAAGGCAAGGCATTCAATTGACTTGTTACCCAGTATATCACTAGCCATAGTTGCAGAACTGCTGGTTCCAGTAGAACCAACAAGAAATCCAGTTGCAATTACGAATAGTGATTCAATTCCGTTCATTATTCACCCAATTGTTCAGTAAGATATTGGCGAGCATACTTTGATGCATCATTAGACTTAAAATACATTTCAACATCTCCAACTACTTCATCAATATCGAAATCATTCATACCACCGTAAGAATATCCATTACAGAAATCTTCGATATCCATCATCCAGTTATTAATCTTACTCATAACACATATTCCTCTTTGAATTTTTCCAACAGTTTATCCTGCATCTCATATGCCTCAATCTCCCAAGGCTCATCTTCATATGCAGTAGTATCATCATATATCTTACCCATGTACATCTTACGTCCAAAGGTCAAGTCTTTCATCTTGCGAGTGGCACCCTGCCAGACATGAACCATTTCATGACACACAGTTTCTACCATCTCTTCATCATCAAGAGTCTTCTCAACATCTATATAGAAATCACGGTTACCATCCCCTTCGTGGCACCAACCAACGAACTGTTGGTTTTTAATATTTTTAAAGGTCAACTCAATGTCAAGGGTTTGCATACGAGGCATCAACTCACTGATGCAGAAGATAACGGCGCTTTCAGCAAGAGCCCGTTTCTTCTTCGTAGAACCTATGACATTAATGTAGTTCATATATCATCCCCTAAGATGCGACGATGGCAAACCACCCCACCGCAAATAAAGTTAACATAAACATGGTTTCAATAGTAATTGTTGCAATCTTCTTCATAATTAAGCTCCCGTCCAACGACTTATGTAACCGCCTTCAATGATGTTTCCACGAGCAAAGTTCCGAGCAGGAGCAGCATAACCAGCGGCTTTCAGAATATCACCCTTCTTGAACTTCTTATCGTTGTCGGTGTTGACAACAAAACCCCAGACGCCACCATGTTCTCTGGTGATCTTGATGTATTTGGAACCCGTCTTGTAGGAAATGCCTTCATTGAACTCGGCGATCATCTTTTTATTGGTTTCGGTCAGGGTAAACCCCTTATTAGCATCAGCAACCCGGGCCGTCCAGTTAAAATAATCTGCTTTGATGTTCTCGATCAGGGTAGTCATTTCGTTATTCATAGTATCTCTTTCGTTGTTTTCTCAGTTTATACCTTAGTATACATCATAAAATAGGGTTTGTCAACAAAAATCGCTATCACTAAGTCATTGATTCTAAAGAAAACTCAAAAAAAGTTAGCCACTTGCCAGACCTTTAGATTGGGGGTAAACGGCTTGTTCGATTCGAATATAATCATCATCCCAATCAAATGCTTCCTTAACCACGTTATCCGATAGGCCCTTATATTTACGATGCAAGATTTTATCCTTTGCAGCGATTAATAATTCTGCCTCATCCTTATGCAGCCCCTCAAGCATCTGGACAAACATCATTTCACGCTTGTTTTGATTCAGAGCAGGATTACCCCCCTTGATGAAATGATATAGTTTGCGGGCCTCATGACTCAGTTGGGTATGTTCTGTTCCCTCTGGAGCATCATTCTCCTTGTATGGTACATCCCCATCTGGTAGTGCCCATTCAATTTTTGGATCAAAGGATGACTTGCAGATCATGCGAAGTGCATCTGTCTGATATTGCCTTAGAAAGCTAACCTTTTCCTTCTTGCTTTTAGACTTAGAAACTTGTGTCAAAATCTCTGAAAAACTGCGTGTATATGTGTCGAATGCCATTAAAATTCTCCTATATTAAAACTCTCCAAAGTATAAATAATATAAAGGAGATATTTATTGTTTGTCTTTAATCGTTACTACTATATATATCAATCCATTATAAAACAATCTCAAGAAAGACTGTTGGATGGTGTAGTAGAAAAACACCACATCATTCCCAAATCCTTTGGTGGATCAAATAATGCATATAACATATCACTACTCACCCCAAGAGAACATTTTATTTGCCATAAACTTCTGGTTAAATGCACGATGGGCAAATATAAAACCAAAATGTCTTATGCTCTTTGGATGATGTGTAATCCTAAAAGCACGACTAAACATATAGTTGGGGCGAGAAATTATGCATTTGCCAGACAGTTGTTCGTTGGGGAACAGAGTAACCGTATTGTCACTCAAAAAACAAGAGATAAACTCAGTAAAGCCATTAAAGGCTCTAATCGTCCGTGGGCAATTCATAATATACCCCCTCTTGATCATAACGGAAACGCAAAAGTTTGGGATGTTATTACACCAGACGGAGAAACCCATAGATTGATTGGTAAAGAGTTTGTAGAGTTTTGCAACAACAATTGTCTTAATCGAGGCAATTTTTCCACATATGGAAAAACCAAAGGGTATACGGCAGTCTGTCACGGCAATTATCACCAATATCTTAAAATTCGTTGATTGATTCAACGAGGTTGCGTAACCTCTTTTGTGTAAAATAATTTAGTAGTTTGCTACGGTCACCATCTGGTGCCTCTTGATACTCTTTCAATATGTCTATATATAATTCTGGTGGAGATTCTTTCAAATCAATCAATTTCTTGTTTCTTTGATAGTTACGTTTGACTTCATCGTTTGGAAAATCCCCAGCAATCATAGCTTGTATCTTCTTTCTACTTAGGGGTTTCTGACGGATACCATCCACAAAGGTATTATCTGGTGATAAAACATTAGGAACACCATCGCTACTATCCCCCTTTAGAACATGTTCACTCAGATAGATATCTGGGTCAACTCCGTTCACAAATTTCTTGGTGATTGGACTGTACTGTGTCACATTACGAAACTTTTGCAGCTGAATGAAGTCTTTGTCACCTGACAGAATCAATGTCTTACCGCTGTCAAACTCCAATTCACCAGCAAGGGCAGCAATGATATCATCTGCCTCTGCGCCATAAACCTCTAGGAATTTGTAAGGGAAGAACTCTTTCAGTTCAGCCTTGATTGAATTCAAAACTTCGAAGATAGCATCCCAATCATTAGAAGAAGCTTGTCTCCCCTTCTTACGACTGTGCTTATATTCGGGGTAATAGTCCCTGCGCCAATAGTGTTTGGAATCATAACACAGAACCAACTCACCATATTCATCACAAAATTTCATACGATACATGCGTAGGGAATTAAGGATCATGTGGCGAACCATATCCTCATCAGGTGCAGTCTGCTTTGTCATGTGCAGATGCATCATTACAGATGCAACTGAAATCTGGTTCATATCAACTAATATAATTTTCTTAATCCTTCATCATTTATTAACCACTGTGGCATTGAAACTCATCATACGGCGTTCACCTTCTACCGAAAATGGATACACCAGATGCTTTAACCAAGAGGGAAATATTAGAAACTTTCCTACCTCTGGTTTGAATTTCAAATTGTCACATCTAAATCCTTGAGAATCACCATATGCATATTCAATCAATCCCTTTGCTGGATAGTGATCCTTAAAATCTTCTTCCCACTCATCATTCATACCCTCTGGCACCTTGAGATAGATACCACCAGACATATCACCGCTATGGTGATGATAAGGATTAAAGTCACCAGCATACTGACTTACTACCCAGCTATGATCTAGATGGATATTATTCAGTGTAGGTTTTTTACCATTACTCATCTTTGTCCAAGGATTGTTTCTTTTGATATCAATGTGGTAATTTAGATAATCAAGACATCCCTCTTTAACGATTTTAAGTAGATATAATTTTTCCTCTTCATTAGTGAGAGGAATTAGAATTTCCTTACTCACCTTACCAACGAGGTGATGTGACCAATCCCATTGCTTACTTTTTTCTTCACTAGATAGAACATCATCAGACACATTGTTAACGATATTTACAAATCGCTGTGTCACTGTAGTCTCTAGAATTGCTGGGCTAAATGGTTCATGAAATTTCGGGGTCTTCTTCATCATCTTTTTCCTCATCTTCTTCCTCTATCAAATTTGCAAGTTCAACAATAGTACCAAAGTCAACCTCGGTATCATATGTATCTCCAGCTTTCATAATATCAACAAACTCTTCCACAAATTTATGTGTTTGATGGGGCATTTTCATATCTCTGTAAATAGAACCCTCAACCAATTCAATGATCATAGCCATATCACGAATAAAATCTTTATGGCCAACGCTAATACTATTTTCACTCATCGTATGAATCATTTGAACCATCAAGCTTTGAGTAAGTTCTCCAGCAAACTGAATATTTTCATGAAGCTCAATAACATCCGTATCAGGAAGCTTTACTTCTCTTTTTACGCCCTTTCCTGACCATGGGCCTTTCACTACATTGTCCGATGTCTTCTTTTGGTCGCTCATATCCATTATCCTCTTCAAGCATTTCTTGTGTATAGGTTTCACCCGTATCAGGATAAAAAGTTCCTACATCTCTTTTAGGTTGACCCTTGCGTGGGCCAGACCAATAGTAAGCAAGTGCAACACATCGACTACTAATTTTGCTTTGTTGATGTTCGCCATAGAACATATCAACCCAATCTCCATTACGAAGGTATGATTGCATATTACGAATATACCCTTCATGAATAGCAAGTCTTGCTTCTGCGCCCTTAACCTTTTGACGAACAGCAGCACGTTCAGATTTAGCTAAATCCTTCTGAACTCTAATCCATTGCTTGACCTTCTTAGGACTTAATTGGTGCTCATCAGGAACATTATGTAAAGCGGTCGCGAGACTAGTTTTACCATAATCAGGGTTCTTTTCTGCCCTTATCTCTCTTGCCCTTGCAAGACGTTCTGATGCTGCAACTTTCTGTTCATCAGTCATAGGTTTACGAGCTTTGCGTTTCTTAGGTGCTTTCCACTCACTGTTATCTGTAGTAGCGGTTATTTTCTTTCGTGCCATGTTACTATTTATCCCTTTAGGAAATATTGAAAGATACCGTTGAGAAAGATTGCACATGCAATCGCATTCACAACAATTAGTGACCTATCGTTCCAGAGAATTGCTACCCACAACCAACCAGAAACCCCTATGAACTGTAGAAACATATTGTAGGGATATAGGTTATTTGTAGTACCAATCATTGCAACAATCAAAATCAGCGACGATACCCACTTCAGCCACCAACTTAACGGGTGTTGGTGTTTTAGTGGGGTAGACGTTGTAGAAGGATTCTCATGATCCTTTAGTTCCATTTAATAACCCAATTCTTCCATTCGTTTTTCAAGATTACGATTTATTCGCCGCTTTGAAGCAGCACGTTCATGTCGGCGTTTCTCACCCTTACTCATATAGAACTCTCGTTCTCGCAACTCATTAAAGAAA